ATTGAAAGCATCCGATCCTAAACAATATGATATTTATAATTCAAAAGTAGATCCATCTACAAAGAATTTGATTTCATCATTTTCTGGTGCATATCCTAATGTGAATATAAAATTCTCAACTAATGGGCCAAGTTACCAAGTTGGAAATACAGCAATATTTAATGTTAATTCTCCAAGGGAGTTTGCTGGAACAATCGCGCTTCATGAATTAAAGCACGTATTGCAGAATGAACATCAACTTACTGATGTTATTGAAGCACACATGATTGGTAATAAGACTCGTCCCGGAGAAATATTTAAAAGAGATGGTAGTTTAGATCCAGAATTTAAATCATTTTCAAATGAATATAATTCAAGAATGAGGGCTAATGGAATGCCAGAACTAAACATAAATGATTTAGCTGTTGAATTTTATACTGATAAAGCAGCAGAAGTTCTAAAGAGCGATATACAATCTGGAGAGTTTACTCGGAGAGCACAAGAAAGTCAGCTAAGTAGAACAGTTAAGGCTCACTTTTCAACTTTGATGAATCAAGTTCCAATTATTAAGAACATTCATATTAAAACTGGTGGAGCTATTGATTCATCTGGAAGATTGGTAAAGGGAAGTGGTCTTCTAAGTGATGGATTTACCCAATCAAAAGAAGTTCAAGCGATGGTTCGTAAGATGTATCGAGAAACAGCAGGATTAAACAGAAAATCAAATTCTGTTGATCCAAATTTAACTTCTGTTGGTCAACCTAAACCAACAACATCAACAAGAGAGGCAATTAATAATGGGAAATCTGCTGTTGAAAAAGTAAATAGAGAGCTAAGATCTTCTGGAGCTGATGTTCCAGAAGGTGCTCTTGATCCATCAACACAAAGAGGAATGGAAGGAGTGCCAACTTCATTGCAAACAAAAGCAATTATTGATAGTGGTGCTATTCATCCTGATCATCTTGGAACATTTCCAATGCTTGTTGGAGAGATGACCCCAGATTCAAATGCTACTTTTCTTTTTCATTACAAGCCAGCAAAACAAGGAAGGACAATTCAAAATGCTGCTGGGGAATCATTCCATCATATCAAACCATCTGGAGTTGAAATAAATAAAAGAGGAGGTGTATTAATATCTGGATTGGATATTAATTCATGGGATTCAAATATCAAAGAAATAGCCAATAGTAGTATAGCCAAAAAGCTAAACTATACTGAAAAACAAATCAGAGAAGATTCATACGAAGCAAGCAAATATCATATTCAAAATAAATCACCAGATGCTTATTTTGAAAGTAAATACGGAAAGGCTCAAGTAAAAGTTCGCAAGAGCATTATAGCATCTACATATGGAGCTATGACTGAATCTCAACATGGATATAATCCATTGCTTTCAAAACTTAATATGAATCGGCCAAATAGTGTTTATAGAACATTTTCACTTGATGACATTAAAAGTGTCACTAGGACGAATTCGACTGTTGATTTAAGTTTTGATCCCAATAATTATTATTCATTAAAGGTTAATTTAATGCCAGAGGTTCCAAGAATTACAAAAAATGGAGATTTAGTAATTGACTCTGAAATTAAATAGCATTGCCAACTTGATTTAATTGAAATAGCATTCAAACCAAATGACAAATTGCGCAAGCTGTCCTGAAGAGCCAGATCCTAATGAAAAGCTAAAGGCAGAGTATGTCGATGAGCGTGCTGATAAGGCCGCATGGTTTCTTGAGGTCAAGGAGCGTGCAAAGCTAAGCCCCGGCAACTGCGTCGAACACTACGCTCCCAATAAGGCTGCAATGGCCCTGTGGCTTGCCGCACAAGGTGCTAGGATAACTGACATCCACAAGAAGACAGGACTCAGCAGAGAAGCCATTAGGGGGCTTCAATGGCGGCACAATGATACGCTTGAGACAAAACGCAAGGAGTTCTCTATGCGTTATGCGATTGCCGCTCAGGATTATACGGATTTGCTGTTTGAGCGATCGCAGCAATTATTTGACAATCCTGATGAGTTGGCCAAGATCAGTCCTGACAAACTGGCCGTCACAGTAGGCATTCTGACCGATAAAGCAGCTCAGTTGACTGGAATGGCATCCTCAATCGTGGAGCATCGTAAGGGGGCTAGTATTGACGATGCAGCTAAAATGATCTTTGATGCAAAAGCTCGCATCGCCAGTAAGATGAAGAGTGATGCTATTGATGTTGAAATTATTGACGAACTAAATAGCTTCTGATAAAAATCAAGCGTCAACCGGATATGTGGTCCAGAAGACGCTTTAACACAAAACATAAATGACTATGAAAAGTGCTGAGAAAAATAAGCCAGAACAAATACTGGATGTCAAGAATATATCCAATTATTTGGATTACGATCCAGAAACCGGGATTTTTACTTGGAAGGTTAAAACAAAAACAAGTAGTGCTGGAGATGTCGCTGGACACGCAAATTGGCGCGGATATGTTTCAATTTGGATCAATGGTAAGCCGAATTACGCTCACCGATTAGCTTGGGCGTTTTGTAATGGTTCATGGCCTATTGGCGATATTGACCATATAAACGAAGATAAATCTGACAATAAGATATGCAACTTGAGATTGGCTAGCCGATCTGAAAATATGTTCAACCGTGGTCGTAATAAGAATAATACTTCTGGTATGAAAGGAGTAGTTTTCTGTAAGATAACGCAAAAATGGAGAGGGCAAATTATGGTTAATCGGAAAAGCATCAATCTAGGAAGGTTCAAAACCAAGGAAGAAGCGCAAAATGCGTATATGCGCAAGGCTCAAGAAGTTAGGGGGGGTTTTGCCAAATGCTAAAATGGACGGAACATCCAATCCTTTCTATTCCCACGGATGAGGAGATAGCCTATATGGATGCTAGCGAGTTGATGGATTACCATCAAATTCGTGAAGAAGCCATTCGGAATGCGGCAAAAGATCCGTTTAGATATGGGTGGAAGTTTGAAAACTGGAGGAAACTTGAGCAATGCCTTGAAACAAGAAACGAAGCACTTATTAGTGGTGGAAATCGAAGTTCAAAAACTCAAGTAGGGGCATACTTTGTAGTCAAGGCGGCTATTGAAAACCCGAATTCCGACATCTTTTGTTTTGCGCAAAACGCCGAAGTGTCAATTCGGCAGCAACAAGCGTCGGTATATGACTGGATGCCAGCGGAATTTAAGAACAAGCAAACAAGTCAAAACACATATCTTTCATATTCTCGCAAAAACGGATGGACTGATAACTCTTTGATTTTGCCAAACGGGTCGCGCATTTCATTTAAGACTTATGCTGCCTTCGCAAACAATTCAACTATTTTGGAGGGAGCGGAGCTTGGATCTAAAGAAGCTACGTGGCTTAATATTGGAGCTTGGTGCGACGAAATGCTTGGTGGCCCTGAACTAGTTGATACGTTAAGATTTCGGTTGGCGACCAGAAACAGTAAGATGATGCTTACGTTTACTCCGATTTTTGGATATACTGAGCTAATAAAGCAATACCTCGATGGTGCTAAGGTTCTTGAGAGCAGGAAGGCGGAACTGCTAAACAACGAAATCGTTCCCACTATCCTAGAATGCAAAAACATCAAGGGAACCATTCATTACTTCCATTCTCAAGATAATCCGTTTGGTGGTTATGATCGTATAAAACAAACATTACTTGGGAAAACAAGAGAGGAAATCTTAATCAGAGCCTATGGAATCCCAACAAAAGCGGCGGCAACCAAGTTCCCCAAGTTCAATAAGGTAGTCAACGTAGTTGAACCAGATAAGATTCCAACTCAGAATATCACTCGTTACCATGTAATTGATCCTGCTGGAGCTAAGAACTGGTTTATGTGCTGGATTGCTGTGGATGAGACGGGAACATTTTGGGTTTATCGAGAATGGCCTGGAGTTGACGTTGGAGACTGGGCCGAGTGGAAAAGCGGGAAATGGGTTCCGGGGCCGGGATCTAAAGGACAAGGTTTTGGCATTCGTGACTATATCGATGCTATTCAGGAGATGGAAGGAGAAGAGGAAATCTTTGAACGTCTTATCGATCCTCGACTTGGTGCTGCCAAATATCAGGCGCAAGACGGCTCTTCATCAATTATCGAAGATTTGAACGAGTCTGGACTAGTTTGTATTCCAGCTCCTGGTCTTGACATTGACGATGGATTGCAAGCACTTATTGGTAAAATGTCATGGGATACTAGCAAACCACTCGATTCTCTAAATCGTCCAAGATTCTACGTTAGCTCTGATTGCGAAAACATCATTCAAGCTCTGTCGGAATATACTGGCGAAGGTGGACTTAAGGAAGCTTGGAAAGATCCGATCGATGTTTGTCGTTACGCTGCAATCGCAGGAATAGATCATGTTGACACAAGTCAGTCTTTTGTTACAACACATGGATCAGGAGGATATTGATTATGAAGAAAA